GAAAAATCTTTATTTAAGAATGAGGCTAAATCTGCTTCTGACCCAAGAAAGACTGCGAAGTTTCTTTCTTACCATTCTAATGTGGTTTTAGAGTCAAATAGTGTGATCGCAGCCAATTCTAACGGCTCAGCGGCTGCCACTATGTCAGGCACTAATGACGCATTGGCATTGGCTGATATCGACAACGTAATGAAGTCTTGCTACGAAGATGGTGGTAATCCTTCAATGCTTGTTATGTCACCAGCAAATAAGGTTGCCTTTTCAGACCTTAACTCTGGCTCAGTTGTGACTAACCAGTTGACAATGACAGCACCTAAAGAAGCTGCATTGGTTGGGTCAACTTCAATCTATTTAACAGATTTCGGTCAGTTAAATGCTGTTGTTGATAGATATGCGACTAATACTGAAATCCATATCTTAGACCCAGACCATTACGCTGTAGGACATTTACCTAACAGAATGTTCTCAGTTGTAGATGTAGCACCTACTGGAGATGCGCTAAAGTTCGCAATTCTAAGTGAGTGGTGTCTAATTAACAAAGCTCCAAAGGCACATGGAGCGATTTTTGATTTGAATACTTCATAAGTATTTCAATAGTTTATGGGGGGTTGCTAAAGCCCCCCTATTCAATTTGAGGCACACTATGTCAAAAGATTTATTACTTTCGTATGATGAGATTACAGGCAAGACAACCTATCTTACTGAAGATGTTGATGGGCTAAAGACAGTAACAAAAGTTAATGTAGACCCTGTGTTGAAATACGCAAAATTTCAAGAAAGTGAATGGAGACCTAATTCACTAATTGGGGATACCCAAAAGCATCAACAGAAGATTGCTGATATTCCCAATGTTTTATTCGCTGAGTTACAGAGAAAGTTTGGCGATATCCGATATAACAAAAAGAAGTGGCTGCAATGGCTACAAGACCCAGAAAACAAACATTTTAGAACAACTGGTGGCAGACTGATATGAGCCTTGATACCTACGCTAATTTACAGACTTCTATAGGAAATTTTCTGGCTAGAGATGATTTAACCTCTCAGATACCAGACTTTATTTCTATTGCCGAAGCAAGAATGTCTAGGGAATTGGATACTAGGTCACAGGAAAGCACGACAACCATATCAACTGTAGCTGGAACAGAAAGCTATGCTCTACCGACAGATTTACGAGAGATCAGGACAGTTAAGATTAATAAAACCCCTGTTGTGGTTTTAGGCTTTTCTACCCCTAATTCTCTTTACACTACTCATGCGTCAAACACTAATGGGTCACCCCTCAATTACAGTATTATAGGGGGTAATATTCACTTACGCCCTATCCCAGATAGTGTGATGACTATTGAGCTTGTTTTTGGGTCTGGGGTAACTGCTCTCTCAGACTCGAACACAAGCAATACAGTTTTAACTCGACACCCAGACGTTTATTTATATGGGTCTTTAGTTGCAGCCCATACCTACCTAATGGATGAGGCAAGGGCTACTCAATATGATGCGTTATTTAGTAGAGCGTTATTAGAAATTAAGAAAGACACAGATCAAGCTCGTTTCGGTGGTGGAGCGTTGGCTATGAAAACTGATTATGGTTCAACATGACACAAATTCCATTTGGCGAGTGGCTACCTGACCAGAGCGATTTGGGTTCATCAGGGGCAACAGTTGCGACTAATGTTATACCCAGAGCAAGGGGCTATAGTCCTTTTCTTGGTTTAGCGACTTTATCGGCTGCTGGAGATGCCTATTTAAGAGGATTTTTTGGGTCTATTGATGGTTCTGGCACAATTCATTTATTCGCTGGAAATGCCACAAAACTCTATAAGTTTAACAATTCTACGGCTGCGTTGGCTGATGTAAAAAGTGGGGCTTATACATTAGCCTCTAATGACCAATGGCGATTTATTCAATTCGGTACGTCTGTTTATGCGACTTCTGGTTTAAGTAACATATTGCAGAAATATACTATTGGCTCTTCTAGTGCCTTTGCTGCCGTATCTGGTTCACCAGCAGCTAAATATTTAGCCGTTGTACGAGATTTTGTTGTTACGGCTCATGTCAATTACAGTTCTACAACGCACCCATTTAGAGTTAGATGGTCACAGATAAATGATGCTGATACTTGGACGATTGGGTCAAATCAGGCTGATATTCAAGACATACCTGATGCTGGTAATATCACAGGGCTTGTAGGAGGTGATTTTGGGGTCGTTTTATTGGAACGTGGTATTGCTCGTTTTAATTATGTTGGTAGTCCACTTATTTTCCAATTTGATATGGTAGAAACAGGGCATGGATGCGACATAGCTAATTCGGTTGCTGCTCTTGCTCCTACCCAAATATTCTACTTAGCCTCAGATGGATTTTTTATGTTTAATGGGGAACGTAGTATCCCTATCGGTGCTGAGAAGGTTGATAGTTTCTTTTTTGATGATGCAAACCCTCATAAGCTAGACCGATTGAGTTGCAGTATAGACCCAATTAATCAGGTTGTGGCGTGGAGTTATGTTTCTACAGAAAGTATCTCTGGAGACCCAGATAAGATAATTTTATATAATTACGCTGTTAATAGATGGTCATTAGCAAGTGTGAGCCATGAGTTTATAGGCACTATTATTTCGCCAAACTTCACACTTGAGGCTTTGGATAATATCTCAAGTAGTTTAGACGGCTTGGGTACATCATTAGACTCAAGATTTTGGAGAGGTGGACAAAGTGCTTTTGCTGCTAGTTCCAGTTCTAAGATAGCCTCTTTTACTGGAGACCCATTAGCAGCCACATTAGAGACAATGGAATTTGAGCCTTCAAAAATGAAGTCCTCATTAATCAAAAGTGTTACGCCAATAGTAACGAGTAAAGATGTTGCGCCTACCCTCACAGTTCAAGTGGGGTCTCGCTCTAGGCAAATAGATACTGTTAGTTTTACAACGGCTGGTAGTCTTAACTCCGACAACCTTGTGCCGACACGATCTAATGGTCGCTATCATAGAGTTAGAGTTAATGCTAGTGGTACTTGGCGATATGCTTTAGGAGTGGATGTTGACGCTGTATCTTTAGGTAGAAGATGAGTGCTTTTAACTTCCCTAAACTTCCCCAACAAGGGGGAGACCCTAGAGCTGTCGCTAGTGCTGTAAATTTGCTTATAGACGGCAAATTAAACGCTACAGGCACATTCACTTTAACAGCTAGTGCAACAAGCACTACAGTCACAGATTTAAGGGCTGGTAGTTCTTCTGTTGTACTTTACACGCCTATTACTGCCAATGCGTCAGCAGAGGTTGGTAACGGCACAATTTACATATCTGCACGAAACAAACAGAATTTCGTTATTACACACGCTAATAATGGTCAGACAGATAGAAACTTTATATATGTGGTCATTGGATGAAGTTTTTGCCAGTTCCAGTAGAACATCTGGACACACAATGGCAATACATTGAGCCTATCTTAAACAAAGCCGTATGTTTATCACCTCGTAAAATTGACATTAAAGATGTCTATGAGGCGAGTAAGCAAGGCGCATACCTCGTATGGACAGTTCAAGATGAGGGCGAAATTATTGCTGTTATTACAACGAGAATGGTCTTTTACCCAAAGGGCTACGCACTAGCGTTAGACTTTGTGGGTGGAGATAAAATGAAAGATTGGATTGAGTTGGTTTTATCAACTCTTGAGGCTCACGCTAGACATAACAAATGTATCCATATGGAAGGATTTGGACGTAAGGCGTGGCAACGATTTATTGGAAAATTCGGCTGGTATCCAGCTCACATTACTTATCATAAGGATTTATAAAATGGGAAAAGGTGGTTCAACAACTCAAACAACTACTCAGGACATTCCAGATTACATTAGAGATCAAATTATTCAGACATTTGACGAGACTGAAAACTTTAGACCTAATCCTAATTTTATTCCTCAAGTGGCTGGGTTTACTGCGCCTCAGTCTGATGCTCAAACATTAATAGCTGATTTGGTAAAAAGTAACCCTTTAGCTCCAGCTAATACTGCCATAAGCAATATTATTCAGGATGATTTTAGTGTGTCAGCCCCTCTTCAAAGAGTGTTAGACGATACAATGTCTAAATCTATTAATGACGTTTCATCATTATATTCGTTAAAAGGTAGATTAGGTTCAGACGCATTTGGAACGGCTATAGGTGAAGGTGTAGCCTCTGGAGTTGCGCCTACATTAGCTAGTGCAATGGAAGCTGATCAAGCTAGAAAGATGGCAGCAATAGGCATGATGCCTAGCTTAATAAATCAGGATTTGGGTTTATTAGGCGCATTAAACGCTGTTGGCACAGATCAAAGAGCATTAGACCAAGCAAAACTAGATGCAACTGCTTCTGGCGTTGCAGCCTCAAATCAATCAGATCAGCAAAGAATTAGCAATCTTATAGCTGCTTTAGGGGGCGCACCAACTCCTATGACTGAGACTTCTTCTAAATCTCCTTCTAATCTTGATGCAATAACAGCCCTTATGTTGGGTGCTGGTTCGATAATGCAATCAGACAGACGATTAAAGGTTGATATTAAAAAGATAGGCACACACTCCAACGGCTTAAATGTTTATGAGTGGGAATGGAACGCAAAGGCTTTTGTTTTGGGTCTTGATAAGTACCCACGCAAAGGGTTTATCGCTCAAGAAGTTCAAGAGGTTTATCCAGAAGCCGTATTTGAAGATAATCATGGTTATCTCAAAATTGACTATTCTAAAATTAAAGAGGTGGCATAATGGGTTTGCTCGACAGCCTACAAGGTATGGGTACTTCTTTTTCTAATTATATGAATAATCTTGATGACCAAACAGGAGGGCTATTAACTCGATTAGGTACGCCACAAGCTCAAGGAAATCTTATTGGTGCTGCTAGTCTATTAGGTGGCGAGGGAATGGCTAAAAGTTTTGAGCTTAGAAATAAAGTTATGCAAAATGCTTTAGTTAATCAGCAATATAAAAAGCAAAAAGAAGGTATAGCTCAACTAGAAAAACAATTCGCTAATAATCCTAAAATGTTGGCTCTTTTAAGAAGTAATCCTCAAGGCTTTATGAGTTCCTATACATCTTCATTACTAACGCCAAAAGTTTCTTCAGGATTTCAAAGTTTACATCAAAGAGCATTAGCTGCTGGGTTAGACCCTAAATCTAAAGAGTACAGAGACTTTATGCTTACTGGTGGCAAATCGTCAACATCTTCAACCTTTGAAGCGTTAAAATTAAGAGCTAAAGAAGCTGGTTTGCCTGAAGGGTCAGATGAATATAAAGCATTTATGTTGACTGCTGGAAAAGACAAAAGTCTATCCCAAACTGAGATGATGTTGCTTATGCAACGCCCTGATTTGCTTGAGAAGTATTTTCAAAACAAATTTGGTGATGAGCAGCCACAAACTAATCAAGAACAGCCTTTAGCTACTGGAGAAGAAAATGAAGGTGATACGGCACAAGGCAAAGAAATTAAGTATGTCAATCCTGTGATTGGTAAGCCAGAACTTGAGCAAATAACATATACTGATGGCACTAATGAAATTAGACCTAAAGTTGGAACAAAATTACATAGAGAAGGATTGGAAAGAATAGGAAAAGCTCAAGTTCAATTTAAAAATCTAGGTAATAAATTTAATTTAATTGATGACCAAATAAGAGAAGCAGAAGAATTAATTAAAAATCAGACTTTAAAATCTAGGGTTACTGGAAACATTGGCGTTGGTATGTCAAACATGAGAGGCACTAATGCTTATAAGTTTTTTCAGATTTTAGAGTCTATTAGAGCAAAAATTGGTTTTGAAGAACTTAAAAAGATTAAGATGGAAGGTGCTACTTTAGGTAGTGTTACAGAGCAAGAATTTAGAAATTTAGCGACTTCTATTGTTGCTTTAGATCAAGGTTTAGATGACCAGACTTTATTAAAAAATCTACAGACATTGAGAGAGTCTTTAAATACGTCTAAAAATACAATTCAAGAGGCTCTTTTAATAGAACATCCAAAATTAGCTGACAATTTAGATGTTACTACTTCTGAGTCACAAGAAGGAAAAATAGATTTACCAAACCCAACAACAATTACTAGGGATGAACTAGCAGCAATTATTGGGGATGATTTTAGTGGCTTAGACAAACTAACAGACAATGATCTTAGAATAATTCAAGGAAGAATTTTAACTGGAAAGTTAAATTAATGGATAGAGAAGAAGTTTTAAGTTTTATTAAAGACGCATTAAAAAGCGATATAAAAGGAACGCAGAAATATTCTGGAAATGTATCTAGAGCTGTGTTTCAAGGCTTTTCTTATGGGTTTGGTGATGAGGCAGAGGCTTTTGTAAGAAGCGTTGTTGGCGATAAGACTTACAAGGAAAATCTAGGGCAAATAAGAAGTGAGATAAAAAAGTTTAGAAAAGACTTTCCAGCAGACGCAGTAATGAGTGAAATTGCTGGGTCTATTCCTACAACTTTTGCTAGTGCTGTAGGTCTTGCTAAATTGGGTCTCAAAAGTCCTCATATAATAGCTATGACAGATGGTTTTTTATATGGCTTTGGGGCTGGTGAAGATGGCGTAGTAAATAGAGGGGGTCAAGGTGTGCTTAGTTCTACTCTATCAGGTGGTCTGTCAAGGTTTCTACAAGGCATAAGTCCTTCTAAAGATGCTCAAGAACTTATGAAAAAAGGCGTTAAACTTACAGTTGGTCAACAATATGGGGGAGCAATACAAAAGGTAGAAGACGCATTTAAAAACATACCCTTTACAGGGCAATCAGTTACAGACCAGCAAATGAAAGGTTTAAAAACTTTTAACAATACTGTTATTAATGAGGCATTAACGCCTATAGGTGGGAAAATTGGCAAGAATAAGTCAATGATTGAGGCTCATGCTGAAGCGCAAAAGCTAATCGGCAAAGCCTATCAAAAGGCAATAACGCCAGATTTAATAATCCATGATGCTAATACATTACTAAAGAATTTTGATGATGAAATTGAAAATTTAGTCCTTACAGAGCAAGCAGCCAAAAATCTTAAAAAGTTAATAACAAATACAGTAAAGCCTAGAATAAAAGTAGGGGCTTTATCTGGTCAAGATTTAAAAAATGTTGAAAGTGACTTAACAAAACTAATTTCAAACAAACTTGGTAAAGATACGACTTCAGGTCAAAAAGAAGTCGGTTATGGATTAAGTCAACTCCAAATTGCTTTACGAAAAGAACTTATGGAGCAAAACCCATTCTCTGCAAATCAGTTAAAGGATGCAAACGCAGCTTTTAGAAATTTTGTGCCTATAACTAATGCTGTTAATAAGGGATTGGCAAAAGATGGGGATTTCACAGCTTTTCAACTTTTGCAATCTATTAGAGGGGCAGATAAATCGGCTCGAAAGAATTTAACTGCGTCTGGAGGTATGCCCCTACAAGATTTAGCTAGAGCTGGTCAAAATACATTAGGTAACGTAATGCCTGATAGTGGAACAACCGAAAGGCTATTAACAACAACTGGTTTATTAGGACTCCCAGCTTTAGGTTCATTAAATGTTGACCCCCTTTATCTAACAGCCCCTATTATACAAAGAGGCTTATATACTGATCTTGGTCAAGAATTATCAAGAAAAGTGTTAAACATACCCAATGTTAAGCCCACAGATATTCCTTTAATTGGAAAGTATTTACCAGAGCAACCTCTAAGTCTTATGCAATTAATATCTCCTAGTGCTGGAGGCATGACTTCTAGGGAAGAAGGTCTATTAGGTACTTCAAATTATTCTCTTTATTAATAAGGACACAATAAATGACAAAATCAAACATCACACAATATTCGGCAACGGCTGGGTCAAATACAGATATTGATGGTATCGACATTTCAGAGGGAATGTCACCCTCTAATGTGAACAACTCTTTAAGGTCTTTAATGAGTCACCTGAAGAATATGGACACAGGAGCTACATCCCTCACCTCTCCTTCAGGCACAAATATTACTGCGACTACTGCCTTAAAGAC